AAGGGGGCCGGGCCTATTTTTTTATTCCCAAAAATAATATTTCTCATCTGGCGCTAAATAGTATTCAACAATAGGTTTGTAATCTATTTGGGCATAACCCCATATATGAATCATTTGTAACACATACGGTCTTTGGTTACCAAGTTCTACAACTTGTCCGTCCATAGGACCATTAATTAATTCTGCTTGCATAAGATTATTAAAGCACAATGCCCTGCAATCTGCGCACCATCCGGTGACCGACTGCAGGGCAAAGGCGGACCGACCCATACCTAGGAGGGCCGATACTTAAAAGATACCAGAGTTGCTATCGCCTGCCAAGTGGGTCTTTAATCGGTGACAGTTAGCACAGAGCGTCTGTAGGTTAGACGGGTCGTTGTTAAACCTGTCCCCGTCAATGTGGTCCACGTCCAGCTGACTGATGTGGACTGGGTTAAACCCACACTTCTGGCAGTGGTCTTTCTTATGAAGTGCGTACGGGTACTGGTACTTGATAATGGCTTTCTTGTAGACAGCCTTGCACTTGTACCGTCCACCAAGGGAGGCAGCTTTAGAGTTTCTAAGTTTGATTCTAGTAGGGCCACAGACTGAACATACGCCAGTCCTAGCCTGCTCGTCAATCTCCGATAGACTGTGCTTCATACCTGTCAGGTTCACAAGGAACGCGTACCAAGTTACCGCAACTAAAGCAGGTAGCGTCTAGGAAATACCAAGTTAGTTCATAATCTTCAAAGGAAGCCATCACGTTAAAGACTTGGCTACCGCAGGGGCAAACGTGGACTGGACCCATATCCCTTAGATCGCTACCAAACGGGGTCGGAAGGCCCTTTGTAGGGCCTGTGAGGGCCATTCTGTAGGACATCCTTGGTAGGCGTATCATAAGAACCTTTCAGACAGCACAATGGGGTGAGCCATATTGCCCGGCACGGCTCCTTCCTGTGGTCAGTCGCCTCTCGGCTACGCCTCGGCCCCGACAGGGGCCGCTTGTTTAATTCGCCTTACGGCTCATATTGTAATCCGCTCAGCTTGGTATGTGTCTTGCGACACGCCGTGATATGATTAACCAATGACAACCTTGGTAGGAATACAAGGCAAAGACTTTATTGTCTTTGCGAGCGATAGCCAGATAACTGACGGAGATCAACGTATCATCTCGGTAGAAACACCCAAGATAGTTACGACGGGTAAATACTTACTCGGCCTGACTGGTGACTCACGTCCAGGTGACATCCTTGCCTACGCGTGGAAGCCACCCTTGTATCGTGGCGAAGACCCAACTAAGTTTATGGGTAGCAAGATACTTCCGAGTATCGCAGCATCCTTCAAAGAAGGTGGCTACGAGGTTGATAACAAGGAGATGAACTTCTCGTTCTTGATAGGTTTCAACGGCAACATCTTCTCTATCGGTGGGGACTTGTCGTTTAACACATCCGAGCGTGGGCTATTCGCGGCAGGCTCTGGTGGAAATTATGCTCTTGGGTACTTGTATTCCTTGACACCTCGGACTTACAATAAATTACTCACAGCAAGTGTGGTAGCTGAGAAGGCAGTGCAGATTGCATCCATCTTAGATATCAACACTTCACCACCGATACAGGTGGTAGCACAGGAAAGGATATACAAATGAAAGAGTTGATTGCATACTGCGGTATGGCATTCTTGATTGGCTTTGTGTCAGCATACGGCTTTGATGCTTGGTTACAGTGGAGGGATAACAAGAAGTGGCGATAGCAGATCCTAAAGAATTACTACTGCACGTACTGCATTCTAAAGATGCAAGTCGTGACAGAAGTACACAGACTGAAGTAGGTCCATCAGAGATTGGTGGTTGCCGTCGTAAGGTTTGGTACCGACTCAATGCACAACCACATACCAACGAGAACCAATCTAAGTTGGCTGCGATTATGGGTACTGCTATCCACGCAGCTATCGAAGATGCTATCGGTGATATTGACCCAGATGGCAAAGAGTACCTAGTGGAAACAGAAGTTTCCTACGATGGTATGAAGGCACACGTTGACTTGTTTGTACCAAGTACAGGTGCAGTCATTGACTGGAAGACATCAAAGGTAAAGAACCTTTCATACTTCCCATCTAACCAACAGCGATGGCAGGTACAACTCTATGGCTATCTACTTTCTAAGAATGGCTACGAGGTTAAGAGCGTCAACTTGGTAGCGATTGCTCGTGATGGTGATGAGAAGGATGTCAAGGTATATACTGAACCTTACGATGAGACAATCGCACACGCTGCTCTGCTCTGGTTAGAGAATGTTAAGAAGTCCAAGACGCTACCTGATCCTGAAAAGGATGCAAGTTTCTGCAAATCTTACTGCCAGTACTACGACGCATCAGGCGAGTTGGGATGTCCCGGTCTGATAAAAGAACGTATCGTCCTTAGTGAAGTCGTGATTGAGGACGAAGAAGTTGACAAGCACGCACTGCATTACTTACAGTTAGATAGCAAGATTAAGGAGCTGGAGAAAGAGAAGGATTCTTTGAAGGCATCCCTTGAAGGCACTACTGGAGTGACATCTAGTGGTGTTGAAATCAGTTGGACAACAGTCAAAGGTCGTGAGACTGTAGATGCAAAAGAAGTTGAAAAACTTCTGGGGTTTGTTCCGAAGATTGTCGGTAACGAATCTATAAGACTCAATATCAAACCAAGTGGAGGTAAATAAATTGGCAGCAAATGAGAACACAAAGTTCCAAATCAACTACAAGTTGACAGATGGAACACTCATCAATCTGTACGCATCAGATGTAAAGGATCTTGAGACAGGTCTTACTGACCTATCAATGGTGTCGGCTCTTATTAGGAGCACAGCAGGTGAACTAAGCGGCTTTGCTACTGCTAATGCAGTTGCATCTATTACCCAGGCATTCCCATCAGCAACACCAGTTGCAGTTACACCAACAGGACAGGATGCAGCAGGTGCTGTAAAGATGTGTAAGCACGGACAGATGTCATACCGAACAGGTACAGGACAGAAGGGTCCTTGGCAGGGTTATATGTGCGCAGCACCTAAAGGTGCGGTTGATAAGTGCGAGACTATCTGGGTTCGCTAGTTGAATGCGCGAGCCAAGGTTCTATGAAGAACCCTCTTGCGCAGATGTAGGTGGTGACTTCTGGTTTCCAGAATTAGAAAATGGTTATCTCTATTCAAAAGAAATGGAGATGGCTAAAGCCATCTGCTTAGGTTGTCCACATCAAGCTGAATGCGCTGAGTGGGGAATACAGAAAGAGATACACGGGATATGGGGCGGATTGTCTGCAAAGACACGCAGCAATATCCGAACACAACGTAATATAAAACTGAAGGGGGAGGACGTTGCTTAGTTTACAACGTGCGTGGGGAACTGTTCTCACCAAAGCAACGCCTCTTCCTGATGTATGGAAGGCGCTATCAGAGAAGCAGATTAAGTTCCGCAGGGGACAGGTCTGTATGGTAGCTGCCGCTCCTAATGCTGGTAAGTCTATGTTTGCACTGATCTATGCAGTCAGAGCGCAGCGTCCAACGCTGTTCTTCTCAGCAGATACAGACACCACAACTGTAATGATGCGTGCTGCTGCTCATTCATCTGGCCATAACCAGGTAACTGTGGAGCAGAATCTATCTAACAACTCTCACTACTACGACAAACACTTTGACAAGTTAGCCCATATCAAATGGGTCTTTGACTCTAGTCCGTCACTCGATGATATCGAGTTAGAGATTAAAGCCTATGTTGAACTGTATGGGATAGCACCAGAGTTAATCATCATAGATAACTTAATGAACGTAGCAGCTGAGACTGATAACGAATGGGCTGGACTGCGTGCGATTATGATGGAGTTACACGATATGGCACGTAAGACTGAGGCTTGCGTGCTAGTGCTACACCACGTCAGCGAGCAGTCAGAGTACGGATCTCCAACTAGGCCACCAGCACGCCGTGCTATTCACGGCAAGGTGAGCCAGTTGCCTGCTCTGATACTGACTCTTGGGTATGACCCGCAGGATGCTGCGCTGAATGTGGCAGCAGTAAAGAATCGCTTCGGGCCACACACAGCAGATGCTTCTGATTATGCAGTCCTTGCAGTAAACTATGGAGCGTGTCAGATATCAGACAAGGATGCCTACGGTGCGATGCTTCAGCGTGATGCTAGAGCTGGCTATGTTGGCAACTACATACCGCAAGATGAGTACGGAAATGAGATAGCAGTATGACACACGATGAATTACTGTCAAAGGATTCTACTCCACAGGGGGATAAAATGTTAGAAAATGTAGAAGAGTATAGAATGTGGGACAAAACTAACGACGCAATAGCCTTTGCCTTAGGCAGGTGGAAAAGGGAAGCGTTGTCTTTTGATAGCCTTGAGAATAGAGTCAAAAGAGAAGCCTTCGACGAGTTCGTTTCTTGGTATTGGGGTACGTCAAGAGATTCAGCGTACAAAGGAGAGAATAAATGACCCACGATGAATTGCAGAACAATAGTTCTGATACTGGAACTAAAGTTCCAACCTATAGATGTGCCTATTGCCACGGCAAGATAGTCACTTGCAACTGCGAGAAGGGCTTCAAGAGTGCTGTTGAAAATGCTACGATTGAAGAGATAATCAAAGACATTGAACGCTTCCATATGGCAGGATGTATGGCTGGCACTAAGTGTGACAAAGGGCTATGCACCTGTGATGATATAGCAGGACTTATTAGAGTTATGAGGAATTTTCTATGACTCACGATGAATTACTTAAGCGTATTAGTATTGTTGGAGATACTTCTATTGAGGAAGCCCTTCGTGCAGTAGTTGAACTACATAAGCCATATCAAGGATATGTAGAAGAAGAAAAGGTTTGCCAAGTTTGCAGGTCAAACAAGTGGGCAGTTGTCTATCCCTGCCAAACTATTCAGGCTATTGAGAAGGAGTTGGGATGACCCACAAAGAATACGAATCTAAATCTCAAATGAAACGGGTAGAGATATTAAAAGCAGAGGAAAAGCAAATGACACACGACGAATTGCTGGCAAGAATAGATGATGACGAAAAGTTTCTTGAACAATACTTCGGTGCTAAGTTCAAAGGACAATCAGCCCTTCGTGCAGTCGTGGAATTGCATAAGCCAACTGGATGGTTTGAAGATACTGGTTATGCAGACCAAGAATGTGTTCACTGCGACAACGGCTCTTATCCTTGCCCCACTATTCAGGCTATTGAGAAGGAGTTGGGATGAAACCAGAATTAGTTATATTTCTTATATGGTTTTCTTTTACCTTGTATGCAATCAAGGAAATAAGTTGGGCAGTAGAAAGTAAGCGAGAGATAAAAAGAAGGCACGCTCGCTTTCAAGCGCGATTTGAAGCACTTGAGAAGGAATTAAAATGACACTAGAAAGAAAAGTTGGTAAATGGTGGTTAGTAATTGGCTGGCATAAAAGAAGCTTTGCTATTGGGTTTAGTATTAGTAAATATCAATTCAGTCTGGACTTAGGCATTATTTATTTTGGGCTGGAGTTCTAATGACACACGATGAATTGCTGGCAGAAATAGATATTCAATTACTTCATTTGCCTTCATACTTTCACGATAAAGACAAAACTATTCTTGGAATGAAAGCCCTTCGTGCAGTAGTGGAATTAGCAACAACCGAAACAGTAAACATATCCGAAAATGGTGAAAGATTTTATGATGGTTTTCACTATGCCTTGAAATGCGTAATTGAAACTATTGAAGAGGAGTTGCAGTAATGTCAGTACCAGTTCTTATTTTGCTTGGTTTATTTATTTATTTTTTATCGCAAAGTTTTCATTAGGAAGGAGTTGAAATGAGTGGAGTATTACTTTTTTGTTTCATAGTTGCATTAGCAATTTTCTTTTGCAAAGCATAGGAAGGAGTTGGGATGACCTACGATTTCTTTGGACAAGAATGGTTTGGTAAGTGCGGTGCGTGCAAGACTGAGATGTATGCACCTACCAAGGGTGAATACCTTGTAGCCTTTGCACTACATACACACTCAGATAAATGCCTTGGAGGTTGGTAATGGCAAGTAGAGAGTATCAACATTTACAGAATGAGATTAAACAACTCAAGGCTGATATGGCTAACCTTCTGATGGTGCTGATTGATATGAAAGTATTAAAGATTACCAAGGATGAGAACGGCAATTTAGTTTACGATACAGGTAAGAAGAGTGACTAGCGCATACGACAGAGCAAAGGGATCCATCTATGAGACGGGTATCTTGAAGCTCTTTCGTGCAATCAAAGGTGTCTTTGCTGAACGCCTCACCAGAGCGGGTAGCAAAGATGAGGGTGACTTAGTGGTCGTTATAGCGGGTAAGACCTACATCCTCGAACTCAAGAACCGTAAGAAGTTAGACCTTCCACAGTTCTGGAGAGAAGCCCAAGTTGAGGCGCTTAACTACGCAAAGGCTCGTGGTATTGGGGAAGTGCCACCTGCTTACGTCATAGTTAAGCGTCGCAACGCGGGTCTGGAAAAGTCGTGGGTGGTCTGCGACTTAGAACAATGGTTAAAGGAGAAACAAATGCCAACACCACAAGGTGATATAACAAGTACGCAAACGTGGAGCGAGACTCCAGCAGAAGAGGCGACTCTTTACGCTACTGAAGAAGAGTACGCTTTAGAAGCTGAACTTCCAGCAAAGGAGAGTGCAGATGAGTCTGACGATCCTAAACAGGTTTGATATTGATATTGACTGGTACTTCACTGCAGTATCGGTAGGCTTTACCCTACACAAGCGAGGCTTTCAGGTATCACTATTCTTCTTTGATATCAGCTTCTATTACTTCAGCCCTAAGTGGCGACAGGGACAGCAAGAGCGTTACCTTAGTTTCCAAGAAAGATATGAAGAGATGATTAAGGACCAAGCGTGATTTGTTTATATTGTAGTAAGGCAGGAGATGAGAACAGAGCAGGTCATCTCAAACGTAGCGCACACTGGCACGAGAAATGTGGAGGTTGCGAATGCCAGCACAAGACTGGTCCAGGGTACGTAAGACGGGGCGATTCAAAGGTTCCGTTGATGCAAACGCAATCCCCATAGCACCGATTATTCGGTACTTTGGTGGGGAAGTAAGAGAAGGTAAGGACGCATCCGTTCGCTGCTTGATGCACAATGACAGCAGACGCTCTGCATCCATCAATACCTATGACAATTTATATTTCTGCTTTACCTGTGGTAAAGGCGGGAATGCGGCCAACATAGTGTGCATCATAGAGAACTTGGAGTTTAACGATGGACTTAAACGCGCAGTCGAAATTGCAACTGGAAGCGGCGCAGAGATACGCACAGGAAATAACTCCAGAGGTACTCGTCGCGCTAGAAGAACGTGGGATATCTGAGTTAGTAGCTGCCAAGTTCCAACTGGGTACTGTTGTTGATCCTCTCAATGGTCACGAGCAGTACGCTGGTTGGATATCCATTCCCTACATCACAGCGTTAGGCCACTGCGTAGGCTTTAAGTTCCGTAGGTTGGATGCAGGTCTACCCAAGTACGGCTCACCTACAGGGCAGAAGGCACACCTATACAACGTCTCTGACGTTGCAGTGCTAAGCAAACATATTGTGGTCTGCGAAGGTGAGTTGGATACAGTCATAGTATCGGGAGTGCTAGGCATTCCAGCTGTTGGAATACCAGGAGTGCAGGCTTGGAAGCCACACTTTAGTAGGTTGCTATCAGGGTATGACACTGTGTATATCGTAGGTGATAATGATGTGAAGGAAGATGGCTCTAATCCTGGAGCAGACTTTAGTAAGCGTGTCCACCAAGAGGTATTAAACGGAGTTATAGTATCATTACCACCCAATATGGACATCAATGACTACTACTTAGCCTATGGAGCTGACGCTACTAAGACTTTGCTAGTGGGTGAGGCGATTGGATAAGAGTGATTGGCAACAGATGATACAGATTTTGCATACTATGGGCTTTCACATTTTGCAGATCAACCAAGAAGAGGAGACGTTACTGATATGTCCAACCCGAATCCGCTCGTAGACCATCTTGCAGTTGCTGGCTATCGTGCAGATGGTGTTAGTACTGATGACTTAACCTCCTTCATTGAATCCTTTGCATCTTTGCGTGCTTCACGTGTGCGTGGGGTAGGTGCGCAGCAGTACTCACTAGCACAAGGTCAGAAGTTTGAAGCCTTCACCACATCAGACATCATCAGAGAGTTGGTTGAAGAGCTGGCCGATGCTAGCAACTACATAGACTTTCTTGCTATCAAGTTGCTGAACCTACAGCACACAATAGATTTGGTACTACCTGACTGTGACTGAACTACATCCTAATATCTATGACATAGTACCGAGCGTTGCACGTAGTCTGCATAACCGATTTGGTAAGTGGGTTGAAGCAGCTGACATCAGACAAGAGTGTCTGCTCTGGGCTATGAGCCGTGCTGATTGGATTAACGAGCAGTTGAATGAACCTGATGCTGAAAAGCGCAGGCATAACGAGTCCAAGTTAGCGTGGCAGATGTCGCGTGTGGGCGAGAGGTATGCTCGGCGTGAGAAGGCAGTACGCTCCGGGTATCAAGTAGGAGATGAGTCTTACTACGATACAGCTACCCTTGCACAGTTGCTACCTTTTGTTATTGCTTCCGTCCTAGATGGTACAGTGCTAGAGCAAGCACAAGAGATGATTATAGATGGACAACCACGCGGTGCTTCTAGTCCAGCAGAAGGCGGCAAGTTACTGGCCACGCTAATTGATATTAAGCAGGGCTATCTGAAGTTAGAGTTAGAGGATCAGAAGATACTTACCCTGCGCTATCACGAGAACCTCACCCTTGCAAAGATAGGTGTCATCTTGGAGTGTCACTTAACTACTGCAGAGCGCAGGTGTATGAACGCACTACGCAACCTCAACAACTTTCTGGGTGGCAGAAATCCTTATCAGTGACCGTGAACGAAATCATCCTCTATGACTTTCTTAAACTTAATCTCTACCCTGATTTAGTCAGAGCGCCTGGAATCTATGATGCTTTCGACTGCACCAGTGCAAAGGCAGGTCACTTCATCGAACTGAAGTGTCGCCAAACCCATTATTCTACGCTACTTATAGAGCAGATGAAGTATCGCAAGTTGATCGAGCAGGCATACCACAGAGATATGCTGCCGTTTTATATCAATAGTACGCCCGTTGGTATCTACTCCTTTGACTTGACGGAGTTAGACGAACCGGAGTGGTTTGTCCACCCAATGCCGGCGACTACAGAGTTTGAGCGTAACGAGAAGGTTGATAAGATAGTAGGGTACCTAGATATAGAGGAGGCAGTAAAGCTATGAAGTTCTTATGTCGCATCTTTGGATGCAAGTTGTTCCATCTTAACGGGCATAACGTGGTGTGCCAGCGTTGCTTAGCTAGGGTTAAAGTATGACATATGACTACGAGTGTACCAAGTGTAAGAACACCTACACTATAGAGCGCAGTATGTATGAGACAGAGGTAATGCCAGTCTGCGTTGGTTGCCACGAGTCTATGACTCGCGTGTGGGCGGTAGGCGGTATCAGTTTTAAGGGAGATGGATTTTATGTCAACGGAGGCTAGCAAGATTCCGCAGTATCTTACTGACGCATACGATAAGTACACACTACAGGTTTACAATCACGCTGTTACATTTAGTGGTATAAATCAGAATTGGAAGCCAATTAAACTTACACGTAAGCAGAAAGCACAATGCTGGTTACGCAATAAGAAGTGGGAGATAGGTCGCTATCTGTCTAACAAAGCTAACAAGTTAGGATACTATGATGAAGATTATTGAACAGGAAATACTTGAACTCCTTGCCCTATATCTTGATGATGTAGCCTTCAAGGAGATACGCAACAATGAGTACAGCGCTAACGATTCTGCTATCCGTATGAGAACTCTTGTTCTTGCAGCGGATATGATAAGGGGATTTAATAAACGTGACTGATAAGTACCCGAACTGGTTTGCAGTTACAGCACAGCACAACTTTGAAAAGCACCTGCTTCCACTAGCAGGGCAAGAGCACCTACGTTTCTTACAGCTTGGTGTCTATACGGGAGATGCTACTGAATGGCTATGCAAGAACATACTTACTGGCAAGAACAGCTGGCTCCACGATGTAGATACGTGGGAAGGTAGCGATGAAGAAGTCCACAAGAGTATAGACTTTAACGAGGTTATCAAGATATACAGAAAGCGTCTTAACAATAACGCACCAGTTGTACCCTTTACTGAAACTACTACCAGTTATCTACTCGATACAGCACGTGCTCGCTCCTATACTTACGACTTCATCTACATAGATGCAGACCACACAACTGTCGGTGTACTACTTGATGCTGAACTATCGTGGCCACAGTTAAAGAGCGGTGGCATTATGGCCTTTGATGATTACGAGTGGGGCAGTAATCTTCCCCTTCATCTGCGCCCTAAGCCTGGCATTGATCTCTTTATGTTGCGCCACGAGGGAGAGTTTGAATTGCTTACCAAGAACCAGCAGGTTTGGATTAGAAAACATTGACGAAAGGTTTTACAGATGGAATGCGATCCTCACTCTCAGATAGTTGGACTACTCCAAGAGATTTTTACGAAAGACTCAATCAAGAGTTTAACTTTGCACTTGACGCTGCCGCTTTGCAATCATCAACTCTTTGTCCCAGCAACTGGTACGGTCCCGACCATCCTGACGAGATGCGTAGAGATGCGCTATCCAGAGACTGGGCACTTGATAGTAAAGGTGGGGCCGTGTGGCTCAACCCACCTTACGGGCGGGCTATTAAAGAGTTTATGGCGTACGCTCACTCGCAAATAGGGGGGGGGCTAACAGTCGTAGCTCTCGTTCCAGCACGCACTGATACTAACTGGTGGTGGGATAGCTGCATTATGCACGAAGTTAGATTTATTAAAGGTCGCTTAAAGTTTGGTGATGGCAAGAACTCTGCCCCATTTCCATCTGCTGTAGTGGTAATGAAATAACTAAAGTTCTGATATTGGAACTAAAGTTCTGGAAATAACTAACCCCCACCGGCGAAAGAGGTTAGAAACTCCGGTGAGGGCTAGTCGGCCACAGAAAGGAAGGCGTGCTTATTGTAGCATAAGCTACTCAGTACCACCCTCTTCTGTCTGAGTGTCGGAGAGCGCTGCACGAATCGCCTCGATAGCGGTGACTAATGTATTGTATACCTCGAAGGATTTGTAGTTCAGGTCGTGAACTACGTTCTCCAAGGAGTTGAGCAATTCCATAAGCCGTACTTCGTTTGTTGTCGGCAAGGTGGTCAAACCTGCTTTCACGGGTCCATAGGGTGATAAGGCACGCAGTTTGTCTTGGCGTATATCCGAGAGCACGACTATATTCTCGTGCGATTCGCTTGTTCTCACGCTTCTCCTCCCCTGTCGCCTTCGTCCTCGCCACTATGTAGGGTTTGTGATCTAGTAGCGGTAGTGTCGGCTCGTGTACCCACGAGGCTAGCAGTAGTAGCACCAGTAATATCAAGCCACTTTTTACCCAGTTGTTCATCGCTCTCCTTCTCCTTCTCCATCAGCTCCCGGTAATCGTCTGGGAACCTTTGTGCTAGTTTGGCGAGAGCGCGATCTCTTGCTCTCCGGTAATTGCGTTGGCGTACCGCAGCGTTAAGCGCAGTACCTACTCTCCTATCGGTCATTTACTTTGTCCTCCCACACTATAAGGCCGTAGGCTATCAGCAGGATAACCCCTACTCCTAACCAGTACAGCATTACCTTCCCCTCCAATCGGCTAGAGAGTAGCTCGAATAGACTCTCTCACAGTTGAGGCAATAGCCACACTTCTCACAGCAGGTAGGGCTGAAGGTGTAACAAGTAATGCAGTACATCTTGCTCTCCTCCTCTTTGCAATTATCGCAGCTCATCACTCTCCCTTTCCTTTGGCTATTGCTTGGTTGATGATGTGCGTTATGTCTATCGGTTGCCCGATAAGCACCGCGTCCTCTTCATCTGATGACCAAGCAGAGACAAGCACACGAGAGCCGATAGGCGCTCGCTGATACCATTCCACCGCCTCGTGTGGTCGCTCTCCTCCCCATTGTGCGATTCCCTCGCTGTCGGTCACTTCATAGAGGTTGATCAGGTCATATTTTGCAGGGTGGAAGCTGATTACATTACTCATTGTCTCTCCTTAATATATTTTTCAGTGAACTCATAACGACATAGTGAACAGTAATATCGTGACCTGTATTCATAATGGTTACAAGGAGATTCCGCCTCAGTTTGTATAAATTTTTCTAACGCTAAATTAGCGGGGTGATTAACGTATGGGTCCGGTAATTGATAACCAACGGGTAACTCTTGCTCACTCATTAGCGTAGCAACTTTCACACACCCAGTAGTGACCGCCTTTATCTCCCCAGATAAGTTCATCAGTAGAGAAGTCATTAAAACATTTTTTACAGGTTGATAGTGTCACTTGCTTTCCTCCTCATCTAGGTTAAATATCCGAGCCATAGCCCGGTTGGCTCTCTCCATATTGCGCAGAGCCTCCGCTATCTCGTTCTTGCTCTCTTGCTCTTTCGCTAGTTTGGTGCATAGTTCTGCTTTAGCGAATAGATATTCTTTGGTTGGTTCGCTCATACTCTCTCTCCCTTAAAATCGTTATCGTGTACTTCTCCACACTCATCGCATAGAAACATCTCTTGCCCTCTTTCTCTCACTCTCTCCCTCTCCCGCGTTTACGGGTAAGGCCTGCCCTAATTGGCTAGGTACAGGATACCGTACTCTCCCCTATACGGGCAAGAGTACGATATTCCGCAACTAGAAAAAGTCTTTTACCGTATCCAATACATCCGCATAGGTAAAGTCTCCCGCTGCATAAGATCTAACTACGCGGCGCAAATCCTCATCCTCTTGTATAGTCTCCACTACTATGGCGGGATCTGCTAAGAGATCTCCCGCTAGGCAACTAACTAGCATAACCGCGCTCATAGGCTTTGTATCTTGTTTCATAGCTTGTTCTCTTTCTTTCTCCGGCCTAGTTGCCGGCCTTGAGAGATAGGTGCAGCGGCCGCCGCCACTATCTCCCAAAGTCTCGCCACTAGTATTTCTTGCCTGTTACCTTGCAGAATAGCCAATAGATAGCCTCAACCGCTAGCCATAAGGCTAGACATTGCAAGACTATCAAGGCCACGCCAATGAATAGCTGCGCTGTAGTGAGTAACACCTTAATTGTTCCAAAAATAGTGGCCGCTATGGTTGGAGAAATCCCAAGAGAGATCGCGGCCGTAGGCCTCGTAATCAAAGTAAGGCCGCAATTTATCGGGAATTTCTAGTGCGCCAAGCTCATCTATAAAGTATTCTGCTAGTGCTGTATCGGTATCAAATTCTCCAATATAGGCATCCTCAAAGGATGAGACATTTGGCTCAAAACCTAACGCAATATACGCAGCAAAGGCCTCGCGTTGATCTTCTGCCAAATCGTTTAATAGCTCGGCCTTTTCTTGAGCCTCGCTAGGTGAACATTCACCTTTAATTAAACCCAAAAAATTTTCGTGATCGAATACCCAAAACTCATCCGATCCGCATTTGACGCACACCTGGCAATTCTCGCCATAAATTGCAGAATCGCCAATCTTTACTTTTACAGCTTGAGAAACATCTGCGGCCTCAAGGCCGTCAATCCAATCGCCATTGAGTAGGCCGCTGTTATAGCAACCCAAGCAACCAACCCAAGCGCGTGGATCTGTATCTATCTTTAATTCTGTACTCATTTCTTTTTCTCTTTTCTCGCAGCTTGTTAGGTGTTGGCTGCTATGTCAAATTCTAGGTGAGTCTCCCCTATATGGCAAGGCCATTTGACTAGGCAATTTTGCAGCGTGTCGCGGCCGCTGCGTGGCCGATAGCCTGGCACCGGCAGCGGATGAGCTGCGGGAGATCGTGGCCGCTGGCTGGCTGGTGATCTGGCTGGCTGGTAATTCCTGGCCGATAGTGAGCGCGAGAGATATACGGTATATGGTGCCGATTGGAGAGCCTGCCCCTGCAAAATTCTGCAAAACTTATCCACAACCTTTGTCCACAGGCAGGGCAGGGGGTGGGGTCTGCCCTGCACCGCCCGCGCCCGCACCCCATATTGAAGAAATCAGCGCGGGCGGTCCCTGTACTCCCCAACAAAATATATTTGCTAAAGTGAGATCCCGTAATATGGCCTCTGACCTGCGGTTATGTAACTGTGCCGTAAATCACAGTACCGAATACGCAAAGTGGTCTTTTTTTAGCGCCTAATATATAGTAGGGGAGTAAACTACCCGAGAAGTAGGTTACGAGCTGCTACGCTACGGGATCGGACCCTTCGCGTAGGCCCCTAGGCCGAAGCGAGACTTACCCCTCACTTCGCTGTGGCTCGTTCGGGCGCTAAGCCCGAAGCAGTACCTAGCGGTACTGCAAGGCGGGATAGGTCTATTAATTTTTTAATCTCATAATGTGAGACAATCAGCTGGGTATAGATATGCTCAACTTGGTATAAAGGACCGATTTCGGCCCATTTTTTACAAGCCCAAGAGAGATCCCTAGTCACGCGACTACATCGCTTGGGCCTACAATCTTAACTCCCCACCATCTTCCGAGATTGGTGGGGCTTTTGGACCACTAGCTCAATAGGCAGAGCGTCGGTGTGAAGAACCGAAGGTTCTAGGTTCGATTCCTAGGTTGTCCACTTTAAGGAGAATACGTGTCAGAGAATAGTGCAGATATAGCCAAGAGAATAATCCTTCGCTGTATTGCTGAAGGTATGACAGTAGAGCAGGCTTGCGCCTCTGCTGGCAAGTCAATTAAGACTTGGGAGTATTACAAAAGGACGGACAAAGAGTTTGCTGATAAAGCAGACCGAACTCGCCTTGGATTAAAGAACAAACAGTTTGCTAATGCTGACGTTCACGATCTAACCTTCGCCGAGTTTCGCCAGAGGTTCCTACACTCTAGGACCTTCCCACATCAGCAGAACTTGGTAGATGTGATTGAAGGACGTGAGCCGTCTTGGTTACACCCTTCTATGAAGTTTGAACCGGGCCTTGCCTCAAACCGCGTTCTTATTAACATCCCGCCGAACCACGCCAAGTCCATCACAATCACTGTTGACTATGTGACCTGGCAGGTATGTCGCAATCCGAACTTTAGAGTCTTGATAGTCTCACAGACTCAGCAGTTAGCCGCAGACTTCTTGTACGCTATTAAGCAACGCTTGACTCACCCAATGTATCAAGACCTTCAGGCAGCCTACGCTGCCGGTGTTGGCTTTAATAGTAAGTCAGCTTCGTGGCAGGCAACCCGTGTCACCTTCGGTGATGAACTCCGTGAGTCATCTGAAAAGGACCCGAACATCGAGGCAGTCGGTATCGGCGGTCAGATTTACGGCAAGCGTGCCGATATGATTATTGTAGATGACGCGGTAACGCTCAAGAACGCTAACGAGTTCGAAAAGCAGATTCGTTGGTTAACACAGGACGTACGCTCTCGTCTTAACCCAACAGGTAAGTTAATTGTTATTGGTACCCGCGTAGCCTCGGTAGACTTATACCGAGAACTACGTCAGGAAGATAGATACCCAGGTGGCCTAGTCCCTTGGAAGTATCTGGCTATGCCAGCCCTTCTTGAAGCACACGAAGATCCTGATAAGTGGGTTACCCTCTGGCCAGCATCTGATATGCCATTTGATGGACAGTCAGAGTCGGAAAAGAACGAAGAGGGTCTATATCCACGCTGGTCTGGTCGTAACCTTTACAACGAACGCCAAGCGATGGATGCTTCTACGTGGGCCTTGGTATATCAACAACAGGATGTATCCGAAAACGCAGCCTTTGACCCAGTATGCGTCAAGGGTTCTATAGATGGAATGCGTAAGTCGGGCCGTCTTGAACCTGGTTGGCCAGGTCATCCAAAAGATATTAGCGGCTTTTCTATTGTCTGCGGTATGGACCCGGCTATTGTCGGAGATACAGCAGCTATCTGCTACGCAGTAGACCGCAATACCTCTAAGCGTTACATCCTAGATGCGCTCAAGGTAACGCGTCCGTCGCCTCAGCAGATCCGCGACATTATCATTAACTGGACTCAGTTATATAGTCCGTCAGAATGGATTATTGAGAAGAACGCCTTCCAAGCCTTTCTTACCCAAGATGAAGGCATTAAACAATTTTTAGCAAGTCGCGGCGTTCTGCTTAAAGAACACCACACTGGCCAGAACAAATGGGATGCAGGCTTCGGCGTTGCATCTATGGCTACCTTATTTGGTACCAAGCAACACGATGGCAAGCACCATAGAGATAACTTGATACACCTACCAAGTGACCAGACTGAGAATGTCAAGTCCTTGATAGAGCAGTTAATTACGTGGACACCCACCACAAAGGGTAAGACCGATATGGTAATGGCCTTGTGGTTCTGCGAGATTCGAGCACGCGAGATGCTCAACTATGGCCAGTACGCAACGCACCACCTTAAGAATCCGTTCCTCACAAGTGCTGAGAAACGTAAGCGAGTAGTAGTCAACATAGACGAAATGCTTGCTAATCAAAACAAGATGTTCGTCTAACTAAGGAAATCAATGCTCACACCAAAAGAAGTTAACGCTAAGTTAGGTCGTCTGCAGACCAAGTACGCAGCACGCGACCAGCGTATGCGTGATGTACTTTCGGTGCGTCAAGGAGATCTGTCCAAGGTCTATCCTTCGATGTTCTCCGACGATTACCCTAAGCCACTCGTTGCCAACTTTATTGACGTTGCAGCCCGTGACTTAGCAGAAGCAATGGCACCACTGCCATCCTTTAACTGCTCTGCATCTAATATGGTTTCAGACTCAGCGCGTAAGATGGCAGATACACGTACCCGTATTGCCAACTTCTATGTTGGCGTATCAGAGTTACAACTTCAGATGTATGAAGGTGCTGACTGGTACAACACATACGGAATGATGGTTGGTATGGTCGAGATGGATTACGACTCTAACAACCCACGTATGCGCCTACTTAACCCTTGGGGTTGCTACCCAGAGATTGACCGCTTTGGTCGAGTAGTCTCTATGACTCAGGTAATGAATACCGATACAGAATCTTTGGCTGCTAAGTACCCAGAGTTTGCAGAACAGATTTACAAGAAGAATAACTATCAGCCTGGTAACCCTTATATCACTATGGTTCGTTACCACGATGCTGAGCAAGACCTTATCTACTTGCCAGAACGTCAGAACCTGACTTTGGTACGTACACCTAACCCAATCG